CTGTAATTGAACACCAGCTTGATGTGTTGATTGACCACCCACTGATAATAAATGGTTACCGTGTACTAATGTTTGTAAATCACCAGTAATTTCTTCTGTTTTATTTCCAACAACTTTAACATAAGCATTTCCAACAATAGTAACATTACTACCGCGCCCAGCTGAAACATGTTGTTTACCGTCAATAACTTCATACTTATCATCAACAGTTTTTTCAGTAGTTAAACCGGCATTATCAATTTGAATGTAAGAACCTTCTCCGTGGTGAATCATAATTCTTTCAGAACCTGGAGAACTATCAATTTCAATACTGGAATCTCCAACCTTAATAACTTTGTTAAGTGTTGGTGTAGCATTGTAAGCCGTTGGTGGTTCACTCCATGTTTCGCCATCAGCGCTGGGAACATCTATAGTTCTACCCATTTCTTGCTGTAAAACGTATGTTTCTTCAAGATTTTCTGCTCGCGATAATCTATCAGATTGCGGTTGACCAAAATTCTCAGGAGCAGTACTTCTTGATGTAATAGTTCCAGTGCGTGGGTCAGGTGGTACATTACCCCAAAGCTCGCCTGGTCCACCAGGTTCACCCCATTTAGTTGCAAATTGAGTAGGAATCAATCCCAATATCATTGGTTGCTGTGCATCACGGCCATCAAGCATTACTCCAAATACAAAGTTGTTTATTTCTGGAATACCACTACCAATAGCTCCATTTGCATCATAGTCACCTTTAGCTAAAATAGCCCAAGGTAATAAGTCCGTTGGTACTTCTTTTTTTGTACCATGAATACCAAGTGCTCTTACTTGTACTCTACTTTCAAATCTTGGATCGTCGTTATTTTCAACAACTCCAACGAAAAATAAAGGATTTGCAATTCCGCTCATTATTTAAGTCCTACTATCTGAATTTGAAGGTGTGGGTTGGCCGCCTGGAGCACTCCAATCAAACTTAGCCATTCTAAGTTGTGTTACTAAACTACCTTCCCCGTTTGAGGAATGGCTTACGGTTTGAATTAAATACCTACCAGACATGGTTTTGTTTAACCCTTGTCCTTGATCTAAACCAGACAAAGATAATAAATCTAAGTCAACAATCTGGCCAGGTCTCAAGTCAAGCCTACCCATCAAGGAAGCACCTAAAGATGTGTTGTTTAAATGGTAATAATATGAAGTTCTGTTTTGGATAATTTCTGATAAGTGTTGCTCGTTACGTAAACTACTTACTGTATCACCATTACGCAAATGATCTCTAAAAACTGTAAATTGTTTAGCATTATCTTCTCTAAACATGTCTTGTCTAAAACGTTCTGTATGAGGATTAAAATTCAAGTCTCGTGGTGTACCAGACATATCAATATAGCGCGTGTTATCATAATTAAAATTTCTATAATTAACTGCGCCTCTAACAAAATCTATTTCTGTAACTTTACTACGATAGGAACCAGAATAAATATCTGTTACAGTATCAATACCTTTTGATACAATTTCTAATGATTCAATCCTTTGGGTATTGCCTTCGGCTGGCCCGTCATAGTCAACTACTGGAGCATAAAATAATTTCTGTGCTTCATCATCTCTGACGTCTTTAATAAAATACTCATCAGTACAAAAATAAAAGTTTTCAAAAGTTTCAAAAAATCTATACGAAAGAGATGGTGTATCAGGGTTATAAGCTCTTGATGCTAGCATATACATAGCTTCCTGGCCTGATATATCTGGCATAAGTATAGTTGTAATACCAACTGTCGGCTGAACAACAAAGCTGCGACCTTCGTCTTGTTCAAGCGAAATTCTTGCAGTTTGATATGGTCTAATTCTGTTTGTGCCTTCTATAAAGTAATCTTTGTCGCTACTTAGTTTACCAAAGTATTTGTCAAAAACTTTTTGTGCACAAAATGATATTGAAGTTTTAAAACCTTCGGTAATATTAGTATTAGTGGCAGCAAAAAACGAAGCTCTCGACATAAAGTGTAAATCATATGTTATAGAATCACTACTTGTTGAGGGAACAATATTTGATATTTTCCAAACATGAGCAACAAGTTTAACTGTGTATTCACCTTGGTCAAATGTTGTAATATCTAATTCTAAAGTTTCTTCTCCACGGATTGGTAAACCATCAAGCACGCCGGCACCATCTAAAATAGATAGTACGCCACTATAACTAGTTGAAAACATAGATTGAGATATTTCAAACCCTCCAACGAAGTTTGAAGTAATATCCCTACTAGATGATCCGTCATAAGAAGTAATGATGCACTTCGAAATTTCGTATGCTGATGGATTATGATCTGCCATATGTTATCTTCTAATTTTTCTTGAAAACTCTGATGTAATCAATGGTAGTACACCTTTATCAACTAAAAAGATTTCTCTTTTGTTTTCATTATCATATAGTTCTTGGTCGTACACTTTCCAAGCTCTCCACTCATTTGGAATGATTCTTTTAATAATAATTTTACGGCCTTGTTCAGTACGTAGAATTACTCTGTCTTCTTTGCGCAAATAAATTGTTTGGAATGATTCCGGCGCTAGTTTAATGATATCAACTGCCATTATGCTACCCTGTAATAATAGATAATGTTATCGCCATTATCTTCTCTTGTCCATTCTACTACTTCGTCTCCAACTCGTCCAGATTCCTCACCATACTTTTCGATGAGGTAATTGTTAAAGTCTGCTTCTGCCATAGGCCATTGAAGATATGGATCTATAATGTTGTTTGCCATGTACACTAACCAAGTGTAGTCAGTAGATCCATAATAATAGTTTGCTATATCCTCAGGCCTTTCTCCTTCCTTAACAGTAAATGGTAAGTAAAGAGATGGGTTATCTGCAAATATTGAAGTAAAACTATTTCTACGAGTAATGTCTTTAACATTATATCCCTCGTAATTAATTGTTGGAAAGTTTTCAAAATACTTCATTATCCAGCTCCTCCACTTGTAGCTTGGTCGCCACCTGTTATGGTGTTGGCTGGGTTAACATCAACGAGGGCAGTTGCCTCTGACGGTGATACACCTTCTGCGCCATAATCTTCAGCAGTCTGGATTTGCATCTCTTGCATTTGTAAAGAAATACTAACACCCTGCGGTTTACCACCTTTCATAATAGCAACTTGACCGCCAGCCGCGTAGTTTACAGTGAAGTTTTGAATCATAGATGGTTTGAATTGCATAAAGTGGTCTTTGTTTACACCAATTAAATAGGCTGAACAAATATGTGGATATCTTAAAAATGCACGTGCAATAGATGTAGCACCCGACCCAATGTCTTCTGTAACCGGCAATGCAAACCTTTTAAATGCGTTGACAATTTCTCTAATTCTTTCAGAATCATCTTGGTTGCTTGGATACAAATCCCAATCAAATTGGTGTTGCCTAAGTGAAACGCCTTCAAAATTGAGTGTTTCTCTTGGGTTAAGTGTTTGTCCTGTAGCTAAGTTAATACTAGGAGCAAGGGCATCACCAATTCCTAATGGCATTTTTCTTAATAAGTATTGAGAAATAGTTGCAGCATCATATGTACTAGTTTGTGCAATTCCTTGAGCAACACTGTTAATTGCAGCTCCAAGGCCTGCGCTATTTCCGCCGGCAGCCATTGCCTTTGCAATGTCAGCACCGCCTGATTGAAGTAATCCAGGAATATCGCTTAAAGTAGAATTACCACCTTTAGCAAAATTAGTAAGCGCGGTAGCTGCAGATTCCATAAGTGGATCTCTTTGCATATTGTTAACGATTAACCCTGTAGTATCTACTAATTGTTTTGGAAACGGCAGCTCAATAGTTTTTGTACTTCTTAAAGAAATACCAGATTGCCGAGAGGATACAGAGCTTGTACGAGATCCTGTTGTTTGTAATCTGTTAAACGTTCCATTTGAAAAATCTTCATATGCGTATCGTTTAAAAACAAGTAACATTGTATGCGGTTGAGGTTGGTCTGGAAACCTTAAAATGCCTGAACCGCTTGCAGATAATTCCTCTGATCTAAAGTATTCAGGTCTTGTTGTGCGTTGTCTACCGAACATTTGCTTACCATTGCCTTTGGGTTATAAATAGGTTATAAGACTATTTATAACAAATTATGGGGTGTCACTTGGCTTATAGTGGGAGGTTTAAACCAAAAAATCCACGAAAATACAAAGGAGACCCGACTAAGATTATTTATAGGTCTATGTGGGAGTTTAAATTCTTTAGGTATTTAGATACTCACCCTGATGTAGTTTGGTGGCAAAGTGAAGAAGTAATTGTTCCTTATTACTCGCCTGTAGATGGTAAACGGCATAGGTATTTTCCAGATGTCGTGGTGAATAGAAAAATTCCTAGTGGAGAAACTAAAACGCTGATGATAGAAATTAAACCTAAGCACCAAACCAAACCACCGGATCGTTCTAAAATGAAAACGGATAAGGGAAGAATATCTCGTAGGTATTTAAACGAGGTTAAAACTTGGGGTGTAAATGAAGCTAAGTGGAAAGCAGCTCGTGCATTTTGTGCAGGACGTGGCTGGGATTTTGACATATATACAGAGGACCAATTAGGAATTAAATAAATGGCTAAAATGTTTGATGATATATTACTTAAAGGTATTAGGGCCGGTCAAGTTCCAGGGCGTACTCAGGATGCGCGTCAATGGTATAGAGACCAGGCGAAAGCATTACCAAAGAAAAACCAAACCGATAGGTTAATACGTGAACTAAGAACAGACAGTAACAGACGACAAGATACTAGATTCTTATTAGGTAATATGTATTTGTTTGCTTATGATCCAAAGCATAAAGAAACATTACCATATTATGACCGATTTCCGTTAATATTTCCTATAAATAAAGCAAAGGGTGGTTTTCTTGGAATTAACTTACATTATTTACCTCCACCATTTAGAGCAAAATTAATGGATGAACTATATACTGTAATGAACAACAAAGCGTTTAATGATACAACAAGACTAACAGCAAATTATAAGATACTTAATAGCACTACTAAATTTAAGCATTTTAAACCTTGCATTAAACATTATTTAAACGCACAGGTGAGATCAAAACCAGCTTATATTAATCCAACTGAATGGGATGTGGCTTTGTTCTTACCAACACAAAAATTCGTCGGCGCAACAACAACCCAAGTTTATGCCGACTCTAGGAAAATCATAAGAGGTATGTAATGCCATTTAGTATTAATGAATTTAAATCACAAATGGATTGGTTTGGTGGACCCGCAAAAGGTTCTCTATTCCAAGTTCAAATTACTGGTGCCAAAGCTACCTCAAGGGCTAGCGAAAGAGACATGTTATTCTTTTGTAAGAACGCAACCATTCCTGGCATGTTATTTAACAGTGTTGAAAACCAACAAGTAGCCCAAATGAGAAGAATGATGCCAACTGGGTTTCAATCAGAACCTGTTCAATCAATCTTTATGCTAGATTCTTCTAGTCAAGTGTTATCATTTTTCCATTCATGGGCTCAACAAATCGTAAACTATAGTACAGCTGCAGGTCCATTTGGAGAAGTAGACGGTATGTTACCGTTTGAAATAAACTATAAAGATGAATATGCATGCACAGTTACTATTAGACATTACTCAGCTAATTACCAAACATCAGGTTCGTTTTATGAAGTTGTATTACATAACGCATTCCCAATTCAAATTGGTGACGTGGATTTAGCATGGGAAAACAATGACCAATATTCAGTATTACCAGTCAGTTTCCAATATGACAGAATTGAATATTCGGGAGAAAAGATAGGATCACCAACCGCACCATTTGGAAGAGGCAACGGCTTACTTGGTTTAATTAATCAGGTTGGAGCCATTGGTCAGTTCATTGGCCAAGACTTAGTTCCTCGTTCAATTACAGATGCAGTTAACAAATATACTCGTGTAACAAATACATGGGATAAAACAATTAATGAACTCCGAAGAGTTTTTTAGATAATGGAGAAATAAATTATGCTGCCTAAGATTGATTTACCA